ACTAACCAATTTCTAACACTGTTAGAAATTGGGGATACTTAATAACGGATACAACAAAGGGAGAATCACTGTGTCCTATATAGACTTTGAGAATATTCATTTAGCGAGTCCCGAGCTACTTAAAGCTCAAGTGACTAACCATTCAGATGTGTTTGTTGCTAATTGGGATCGCTGGCAGCAAGACTATGACGGCATAGGTCATGCAAAAGTAGTAGTCGATGAGTTACAGAGCTTGTTGAATGAAATGCAGAAACGTAAGATTAGCGCTGACGAGTTCGACGCTGAAGCAATGGTTACGAGATTAGTTCGTGCTCAAGAAGCTGCGTTTAGCAGGGCTAGTCATCTGGATGTCGGCTGATGCCTGCTGCACCTATGTATCCTGGCCCGCTGCTAGTTCTGTGCGTAATCATGTTCTGTCGTGGTTGCTATCTGATTAGTCAGTGGTACTGGGCACGAGAGCGTGCCCGTGGTCCTGAGTACTGGCAAGCAATGCTGGACTCTGAACATAGAAAGGGAGCTTGAAATGATTTTTGAAATGATTATTGAAGATGGTGACGCTCAAATGTGGTGTGATCGTTGTGGTGCAGAAATCCCTATTGGCTGTGACATCCTTACCGATAAGGAAGTGCGTGTCGGTCTTGGTTGTTGGGATGTGAGCGATGGCTGGCAATCTGCTGGCTCGAAGCTTTACCACTTTTTCACTACTCAACATATGTCGTTGGACATGAAGCGAGACGACACAACGACAGGTCGTTTGATGACAGCGCTTGAAGAAGCTATCTGTCATCAGTTCGACATTGTTATTAGCGAACACAATGACTGGTTTAATGAGTTATTGGATCGCAGGATTGATGACCGCTTAAAAGTGTGGTCTGAAGTAAGCAAATACATAGATGCTGACGGATCATACATAGATGTCAACGAGTCGTTGACTTAGGTGAATACAGGGCCTATACTTAGGTCGAGGTGCAAATAGGGTCAGTGCCCTATTTCTAACAGTGTTAGAAACAAGTTCTCATACACATCATTAACAGGGAGGTTAAGTATGAGCATCATATCCCCGACTCCATACGGTGGAGGTGAATACGGCATGATCGAGTCCGAGCATAGGTTCGGTGGTCAAATGAATGCTGTGGATGCCGCTATCGATAACGGAGTCCTATTCGAAGTCCACTCAGAGCCATTAACATTAGAGGGCGAAATACAGGAAGTAGAGAGTGGCAAATACAAGGGTCAGCCTGAGAGGAAAAAGCTCTACAGGAAAATGGAGGACGGGAAAAAAGTTCTCCTCAATGTAGTTCCACCTCAGCATCCCGAGTCCAGCCACCAACAGTGGATTGAAACAGTAGAAGCTGCTTTCCCTAACTCATGCACAGCTATGCGCCCGCTGGATAACGGCAAGCGATTCATGGCAACCTTTGAACTAGGAGATGTATACAACGTAGCTAGCCCCGACTATCCAGACTGGTTGCAGTCGAATCTCCTTATAGGTGGTTCTTTGGATGGGACGTGGCCTACGTTTATGTCTTCATATGTTGGGCGGCTCTTCTGTAGCAACCAATGCACAGCAGAGAACACCAAGATAAAGCTGCGTAGAACTACGAATCACGATCAGATTCTGTTGGATCGTAGTCTTGTGCTTGCTAAAGCAGGGCAACATGCGGAGATGTTTAACCGTATGGCTGGCGCTATGCGTCGCATACTCTTTACTTATGCTCAATATCAGAGCTTTCTTCGTACCTTTCTGCCTGAGCCGACTGCACCTGAGGGTGAAGAGGTGAGCACTCGGACCATGAATGCGTGGGAAGAGAAAATGAAAGCTGTGAAGTATTACTGGCAGGTGGAGGACGATGGTCCTGCGGCTGGTACAGCGTGGGCTGCGTGGAATGCTATTCAATCTGCGGAGACACACGACTTCACTCGCTCCTCTAGTACTGATCTGCAGATAAGGAAGCAGGTGGATCAGATTAGGGATAACGACACTCCGCTCACTCATAGGATGCGTGAGCTAGTCGGAGTTTGAGCATCCCGTCAGGTACAAGACAAATATGTTTTGTGTCTGGCTGATGTGCTTAAGCACTTCATAGCCAAACAAGGGAGAAACCAATGGCTGAATTCACAATAGAAATAGATGACGATGGGATGTTCGATGCAATCGAACACAAAGTCGATAGCGCAATAGAAGAGTATTCGCAGAACATGGATTTCAGCGATGATATAAGTGACGGCATCGGTAACTACTACTACTGGGACAGCATCTTCAGAGCTAATATGCCTGACCTGCTTGCAGAGTGGGGATATGTCAGCGAAGAGAAACTAGAAGCCGTAGTAGAGCGCGAAGTGCAAGAGGCAGTGAAAGCTATGCAGCCTCAAGATCCTCGTACTGATGACATCATGGAAACTCTTAAGAGTATTCATAGTTTGCTCGGAGCGTTCCTAGGTAAAGAACAATCGTGATTGTCAACGTTGGGTTGCCACGCTTAAGTAGTGACCGCAAAGTTGCACCTCTAGTCAAGAAGAAAGGCAACGGCATTAACGAGGGGACCCCGAAGGTTAAGAACACTTTCGGGCTTCCCGCCCTTGTCTCTTGTCCTGGGCACACAGAATGGTGCGCTGATGCGTGTTATGCGTTGGCACTTCAGAACTTTCCAGGCGTCCGCAACTTGGTGCAAGAGAACTGGGATGTCGTGTCTCCTCATCTCAACGATGTAGACACACTGCATGCCATGCTCAGTGCCATGCTCAGTGAATGCTCTATCGAGTATGTCCGAGCAGGCATACCTCAAGACGAGTGGGTGTTCCGTCACTTCTGGGATGGTGACATTCCCTCCGCTGCGTTCGCTCAAGCAATCAAACGAGTAGCAGAAGACTTCCCTGAGTTTCAGTTCTGGTTGTATACGAGAACCTTTAAGGCAGTCCCTCTACTTATGGGTGTCAGTAACCTAGCTATTTACTTATCTGTTGATAAGGATAATGTGCTGGATGCGGTTCGGACAGAGAAAGCTTTGCTGTCCGAACCGATGCTGGCGTTCTGTGCTGACACTTGGGAAGAGACTGAACAGTTAGCTGCCAAGTTTCCGCACCGTCGCAAGGGACCTAAGTGTCCTGAGCTAACAGGTAAAACTCCGATGGTCGTCTGGGACGACGACGGAGTGTTCGGTCGTGGCGCATGTGTCGAGTGTGGCATGTGTATCTACGGTCGCAACAATGTCAGGTTTGCTTCCACCAACAGAAAGGGAGAGTGATGAAGCATGTTATCCACGTTCACCAACAGAAAATTAAGAAGGGTGAACCCGCTATTATTGATCGTACTTATAAAGGCTCTACTCATCACCGTAGAGTCTTTGTAGATGGCCCTTGTTACATCGTTCAGCCTGATGAGCCTGACCGATGTGGCGCTCGTGTCTGGATAGAAACAGAAGCAGAGACATACTATGGGTGACTCTGCATTTACAGATCTAGAACGCTCGGCTTATGCGTTTGCGTTGTTCACTGTCCTGATCTTGGACGAGTTGAAACAGCAGTATGTAGAAGACCAAGACAGTTTCTTAGAGTTCATCCCAAGCATCGATGTCATAACTGATCGAGCTATTCAGTATCAGTTAGAGATGCTTGTTGAAGATCCTGAGATTGACTTCGATGAGATAGTCGAATGACGGATACAAAGCAGTGCAAGAGATGCGGTAGACCTACACGCTTAGAGTCTGAGATGTTTGGGTTTATCCGTCCTAAGAATGGTGTCCCTGATTGGCCTGTCCATATTTGGAATAAGTCGATTAGCTGCAACAGTTCTCCTAAGCGAATTGAGGTAGAAGGATGAATGTTTGGCTAGAAATCTGGACGATCATAGATCTGGTGAGCGTAAACGTTTCGCCACCTAACGAGGTGGCACCAATCGTCTGTGAATACTTTAGAGATGATTGCGTGCGTGCCTTGTCAGTAAGCTGGTGCGAGAGTTTCCATAACCCATACGCCTATAACCCTGAAGGTTCTTACGGGATCTTTCAGATCTATAAACCAGTGTGGGGTGAAGTGTTTGCTGACTATTGGCATGACCGATACGACGTAGAACAGAACACTCGCTTTGCTAGATGGATCTTTAACAACACGATACTTAAGTGGGATCTTTGGACTTGTGGTAGGTACTGATGCGAATCAGGGGGGAATGTGGGGCGATACTTCCTGATGGAAGTAAGTGCCAGCGTGAGCGTCGGACGTTGCTTCCGTATCGTGGGCCTGGATCTAAAGACGGTCAGATTCCTTTGTGTCATGGACACAGGAATCATTTACTGAAGTACGGGACACCTCGTACTGATATTCCTATCAGGTTGATGTCAACTCTTACGTTTGAGGAACGGGTTGAAACGTATTTGAATCCTGCGTTTGCTCATGTTCAGCTTGGTCACATCATTCGTAAGGACGGAACTGTTTGCATTCTTTGGCAGGGCTTTACGCAGAATGGTGGATACGGAGCGGTCAATAGCAAGGTGATTGCTGAACGAGTAGGCACAATCCGCAACGCCTTGACACATCGTATGGTATGGGTTTACCATAATGGTTCTATTCCTCAGGGATTGCAGGTGCATCACACATGTCACGAACCAAGATGCTGCAACATCAACCATTTAGAATTAGTAACAGCCGAAGACAACTCGCTTGAAGCAAGTACGCATTCAGTTGTCGTATACCAATTAGAACAAGAAATTGAAGAATTAAAAGCAGAGAACTATGAGTTACGAAGACAGCTTCACAATCAGATGGAATAAAACAGACTTCACTAAGCATGGCTACATAGCTACCTATGCCTTAGGTGGATGCAGATGTAAGAAATGTAAACAGAGATGGGAGGACTGGGACGACAAAGAAACGTCACGTCAAAGAAAAGCAGCAATTAGATCTTTACTAAGAGAAGGGAAACCTCGTGGAAAATATAAACCCAGAGCTTCTACTTGAATTGTTAGACGAAGCTCATGATGTAATTCATTCTGACCGTAAACTTGCAGTGCTAATGCTTGAGCGGGCAGAACGACTTGAAGAGAAAATGCACATCTTTTTGCGTACTGCTAATGAAGAAGCAGAAGAACAACAAGATGCCGATGTCATCCCCCTAAGGGATACTGATGGCAACGAATAGAAACAGACGACACGGATACAACTGCAAAGGGAAACCATCAGCTTCTCATTATGGGAACGGATGCAGATGTCTTGGGTGTCGTTCCGCATGGAACCAATACAACAAAGACAAGGCAGATCAGAAACGTGGATCAGGACCAAGACGGGAGAAGCACGCACCGTACCAAGATGCGTTCACCCGAAAACAAATTATGGAGGCTAGAGCCAATGAGTCTCTCTAAGTACGAAATCAAAGGACAAGTTGTCCCATTGGGAGCAGGGTTAAGAACATCAGGATATGTGGTGCTACAAGATGGTCACTACAAACAGTTCTTTGAGACACTGGCCGAAGCTCAACAAGCAGCTAAAACGTGGGCTGACACAGAGAAAGAAAGGGAGTGCTGCGAATGAGCACGACTAAAGAGCTACACAACACTTTAAGAAAGTTTGTAGACAACACAGACCCTCTGGTTGCCCTCAAACATCTGGACAATATAGACAACCAGTTGAGAGAACAGGCAAAGCTCACCAGTTATATGCGTAGACATGCATTGTTAGATGCTGTCCATTCAGAGGGAAACCAAGCACGAGTTGGACGTAGCATCGGGTTGTCTCGACAAAGAACACATGACATGGTTGAACGTGCACAATTTGAACGTTTACACAAGGTTGAACCGCCTCTGGGAGAAGGGGCTGTTTGACTTTAGTTGTATCCATGTTAAAATGGGGGGAACCCCCAAAAGGGTTCCCCCCATTTGAAGCAATGGGGAATTTCTATTTCTAACACTGTTAGAAATGGAGAAGTCACAAGGTTGGGTCGTCCCGTGTCTCCCTGCGGGACGGCTCCACCGAACAGGGAGATAGATGATTGAAATACGTTTACGACAGAGTTGGATTAATACATTTCTTAGATGCCCTGAACAGGCACGACAAGAACGTTTAGGTCTTGTATCCCAAAGAGAGTCAACAGACTTTCTTAGAGGGAACGCTGTTCACGGAGCTATCGAATACGCAGGCCGTCTAATAATGGCTGGCATGCCTCGCCCTAGCTTGGATGATGTACTGGAAGTAGCAGAAGAGTTTGTTGCTACCTACTCATCTGAGGTTGAAGTGTGGCGACATGAGTACGAAGCCATAGTCGATGTGGTCCGAGCGAATCTCGCAGTTTGGTATGAGGAACTGTTCCCTTCTTTAGATCCTGAAGGAGTAGAGGTCCCATTTGAACGAGAGATAGGCAGAAGAGACAACGTTAGGTTGGTTCTGACTGGAACCGTTGACTGGGTAGACAAGTCTGGAGCACTGTGGGATTGGAAGAATCCTGGCAGGGAGTACCAAGCTTGGGAGAAGAAGCGTTGGGATATACAATCCCATGCCTACAGTTGGGCACTCGATGCATCGGAGTTCAACTTCGGTGTGATGGCCAATGGGAAGCTTCAAATAATTGAGATCGAAAGAACAGAACAGCATAAGAAAGCTTTTCTGGAACTGTGCTGGTCGATGGTGCCGACAATCATGTCGGACGCTAAGACCTGGCCACAGAATTGGGAGGGCTGGCATTGCTCTCCTCTATGGTGTCCTGTCTGGCAGGCAGGCAAATGCCGAGGTGAACACCTCGGAGAGAATCCCTGGTAGGGAGAAAGGTAAGAGATGACTGACACAGCAAAGGTGACAGTTAGCTTCACGCAGAAAGTAAGTGAGGCTCCATATGAAACAGCGGACTATTCGCTCTCCATTGAGCGGAGTATCCCTGAGTCAATGGGAGATGACGGCATACTTGCCGAAGCGTCTTCCATGTTTGAACAAGTTAAGAGTGAGGTCCTGAAACAATCAGGTCAGGAGATAGATCTTTCTCCCGACGGGGTTGTGATGCGACGCCTGAAAAGCGGCGTTTCCAGGTCTGCTGGTAGTGCAAGCGCCGCCCCCTCGGAAGCGGATGCGAGTGTCAGTGGTCCGACAGGACCGACGGCAGCTTCAGTAGCGGCACCTCCATCACCTGTTCAAGGTGCACCAGCAGGTGCAAAAATGAGTGGGCGCACATATAAGCGCACCGAATTTTGTACAGGTAAAGGTGCAGACGAAAGGCAAGCAGCTTTCAACTTGCTTGCGTTCCATCCAAATCAGTGGGACACCCAAGAGGGAACCACCCTCAAGGTGTACGAAGTTAAAGAACACGCTGATGGATCTACTGACGTGACAAAGACTGGGAAGAACTTCCCTAACTTCTCGATCAGTAAGGATGCGTTGGAACACATCGGGGTTACGACCCCTCGTGACGTTGGTATCTGGGTCAACGATGGGGACAGCAATGTGCCTATCAAGGTTTGGGACCAAGCTTCAGGACAACCTCAAGCTCAAGCAGTTGAATGGGACTGGGTGGCTCGCCGCCAAGAACTACAACAGTTTGCATATAAGGGGAACTAATGAGTGAGGGTGACGAAGCTGTCGCCCTCACCACCGAGGAGATCGATGCCCGACTTGCGGGCATTGATCTCCCCGAGGGAGAGCCACAGTACAAATTTTTTAAGCCAACCGCAGACGCTGTAGACCGCTGGGTTGAATACGCTAAAGGAAGCCACGACTGCTTCCATCTAGGACTACAAGACATAGACAGTCGCATGCGAGGAGTCTGGCCAAGCGACGTACTCGTCGTCACAGGCAGAGCACACAGCGGCAAATCCGCAGTGCTTCTATCCTCAATGGCACGCAACCTACAAGAAGACCCAGACTTCTACGGAGTCATATACACTCCTGACGAACCCGAGATCCTGGTTGTATCCAAACTCTATGCGCTCATATATCAACGAAATCTTGCTGAAGTGGAAGAAGCTCTACGCAGCCAAGACGAAACAGTCATCAACGAAATTCAAGAAGCCAAGTACGGGTTCCTAGACAGAATCAAAATCTTCCCTAACGCTCTGTCATTCAACGACATGAGTAACGCAATGAGGGAATGCGAAGACTACTGGCAACACAAACCACGATTCGTAATGGTTGACTTCCTCGAACAACTTCCTGGCGCATCAGGATACGAAGGAGTATCAACAGTTCTTAAAGGACTGAAAGAGTGGGCAGAAACAGAGAACCTGCCAGTCGGACTGGTTCACCAGTCAGGCAAAGGTTCCACCCGTGGCACATCAAGAGGCATGGACGACGGCAAATTCAATGCCGACGAATACGCAATCCTGCAGCTAAACGTGTTCAGAAGAAGAGATGACCCAAAGCTTTCTGATGCTGAAAGAAGAATCCATTCAGTGTCAGTATCATTGGATCTGTGTAAGAACAAACGTCCACCATGTCAGGTAACTGACCCTCCCATTGACTATTACATGGACCCGAACTGTGGTCTTGTGAGAGAATATTATGAGAACGATATTCCTGGGGATGACCGATGGGTGGAATAACTCTTACAAGGTTCGCTGAACTACACGAAGGCGGAGCGTTAGCTGACGTAACCGATTGGGTTCATCCGTTAGAAGAAGACAAGCACGTAGCCCTTGGCTACGGAGAAGAATACCTGCAACACATAGACCGACATCTCAATGGCAAACTTGCACTTGGGGTATACCCGTTATGGAAACGTAACGGAGTGTGGATGGTCAACTGGACTGCTGTTGACCTCGATGATGGAGAAAACTCTAGCGTCCATGCAGACAATCTGATTGCTTTGTTGGAGAAGACAGGGATACAAAGCTGGAAAGAAACATCGAAGAGCAAGGGCTACCACGTTTGGGTTTACTTAACTGAACCAGTAGCAGCTACCGTGGCACGCAAAGCTTTGATAGGTGCATGCCGTATTGTCGATGTCCCTACCCGAGAGGTGTATCCAAAACAAACATCATTGAACGAAGGTGCTCTAGGCAACTGTTTACGTTTGCCTTACCCTGAGCACCGTAACCCTGGCCGACACGAAGTGTATGACCCATCTAAAACAGATTCTTTCTTCTCCCTTGAAGAATTTGTTGACGCTGCATGGGCATCACGAACTTCGCCAGGGTTGCTTCGCTCGTTGCTTCGTTTCTTCGAGGCAACGGAACCTAAAGCCCCTCAATACAAGCCAGGAAACAGAGAAGACGGCGATTTTAAGGGCAACGCTAAAACAATTTGGGAACAACGAGAGTTCTCAGATCGGTCTGAAGCGATGTACGCTTTTGCTAGCAGTCTTCTTTGGCAGGAGTATTCCTCTGACGCAACACTTGATTGGCTTCGACGCCTTGACGAAAGACTTGAAAAGTTTGTTGACCGAGCAGACAGAGAGAAACAGTTAGAGAACATTGTTTCTAAGGCTGCACAAACAACGAGGTATCATGACTAAACGTTCATACAAGTTCACTGTCCCAGGAAAACCAAAGGTTAAAGGTCGTCCTCGATTCGCACGAGGAAGAACGTATACACCTAAGTCCACACTGGAACACGAAGAACATATCCGCAACCATTACGACGGCCCCAAGTTTGAGGGACCTATCTCTATTAGCTGTGTGTTCACATCGAAACGAACACAAGTAACTATCTCTGAACTAGAAGACAGCGAAACAAAGCTACGAGGAGACACCACTAACTACTTGAAAGCAGTCGAAGACGCATTAAATGGCGTCGCTTATGACGACGACATCATGGTGTATCGGATAGTAGGGAGAAAAAAATGATGGCCCCAGCATTTCATAAACGTCCTTACGAAGAACGCTACAAATCAATGGGTGACGAAGCCGAAGGCGAGTTCGAGAAACGAGAACGAGGCTGGGAACGGTTCGGCTTTAACCGACCCGACGGCTTCGAGTTACATCAAATACCTCAAACGTTTGCAGCTACTCCCGACTACATACAGTTATCTAACGGCGGGTTCCCTCGCCTAGTAGAAGTAATGGGTATGGGTGGCGACGAAATGCTTAAAGTAAAGTTCAATAAAATTCGTGCGCTACAGTGGTGGGACACGTCCGAACTGGATGTGTGGTTTTGGATTTGGTCACGGTCACGCCAAAACTATGCAGATTTGAGTTACAGAGAACTTATGACAATCATTAACACCGAAGACATTCCTGTAGGAAACTTCGATAACAACAAATTGTTCTTCTCAATACACTCAGAATACCTGCATTGGAACGGTGGATGAAGAAAGTCAGGGAGCAAAACTCTTTAACGCTCTTAGAAAAGCAAACTTTCCTTCACTACAACCACAACGACCTTGGACAAACGTAACCAGTAAACCCAAAGGTAACAACTGGGGACATAGCTCTAAAAAGCTTATTCTAAAAAAAGAAAGTCATTACAGGCCTACCCCTATATCAGAGATACAAAGCATAATGGAAGCGGGTCCTTTCGAGGATCCGCTTCGGTCTATAGAAGAACGAGAAGAAAACCGAGAAGATCTTATTCTCGCAGTACATGAAACATTCATGGGACTCACAGAAGACGAGCAGTGGCTTTACCACATGCTCGTTGACGTGGGTCTTTCTTTGCGTTTTGTAGCCATAATATTAGACATACCCAAAACAACTATGGCCAGACGCAGAGATGACCTAGCAAACAAACTACGAACTAGTTTGCTGCAACAAAAAGCAGTACAAGAATACTTAACTAGAGAAACCTAGTTCTCATCCAAATTACTTATACAAGCATCAAGAAAAGTAGTGAACCCCTGCACCCAATGCAGCACCACCGCTAAAGAAACAACGTTCCCATCTTGAGCTTCATCCCACGCATTAAGAAGAGAGTTCACTTCTTCTAAATCAAATGTAAGAAGAACACCTAATGTGCCACTCAACCATTGAGCATGAGTCCCATCATCCATGTCAAGCAAACCTTTGCTTGCAAGCAACGTCTGATGAATCTCATCTTCAATAGCTAAACCTTCTTCGGCCATCCAAATAGCCCAGCTATCTTCAAGAGGTTCTTCTTCAGCCACGGGATCACCGCCCGAGGCGAGCCTTCGCAAGAGTTTTGAGCGCTGCAATAGCGGCAGCAGCAAACGCTGTAGCCGCAGCTTTAAGACTTGAAACGTCGGTAACAACAACAACAGCAAGCGCAGATTCGACACCCGTCCAAGCTGAACGTTCAATCCAATCACTCCAAGAAAACTTTGTTTTAGCTGTCTCTTCAGTCACTTCTTACCTTTCTTACTGCGGTTAGCTTTGTCGTAAGCAATCGCCGCAGCCTTATCCTTCTTGTATCCCTCAGCTATTAGCTTCCCAATGTTATGAGAAATAACAGCATCAGAGTTACCTGCCTTTAACGGCATAACTAATACTTAACGGGACGACGAGCCGTTTTACGGCTCTTCTTCGGTTTCTTGTAACCTGACTTAGTTTTAACAGGAGGCTTCTTCATTTTCCGAACGGACGACCACCCTGGTTCTGGTTACCCAGACCAGTAGAACGCAAATACGCAGCATCAGACTTAGCTTTCGCTGCCATATCAGCCATGTTGTCCGCAGAAGACGAATCATACGGCTGTTCATCCGAATCACCGAACGTATCAGCAAACGATCCGTAACCTTTACCTTTAGGCATTTCAAGACCTCCTATAGAGTGTTGAGAGTGGCCCACTAACCAAACAATACATCCCAAGTCCTGGCACCCACAATGCCATCGACCTTAAGAAATGAACAATATTTAACCTGAAACATTTTCACAGCACGCTTCGTGTTGTATCCATAGATACCGTCTATACCCCCAGGCTCATACCCAAGGTCCTTCAGACGCTCCTGAACGGCTCTCACAGCCTCTCCACGGCTACGCCTACGCTTAGACAACGGACTATGGGATACAACCGCCTTCAGGCTCTCCAAATGAGCTTTGATCCCATCCCAATCCACCTTGTTGGGATCTCCAAGTTGCGACGGCATCCCTGACTTCAACCAGTTGTACAACCAATTCCCAGGGCACGTAGAGTTCCCTAAATCTCTGTGTCCTTTGACCCACAGCTTCCCTCCATAACGACTATTAATGTCATTAATCAGCCACTTAATAGAATCCAAAGCAGCTTCAGGGGCTTCTATCTCTCCCCAACCCGTGAAACAAATCGACTCACTACGAGAATTCCAACCCTTAGTAGCACCAGAAACGACACCAGGCCCACGTCCTGCATAAATAACTCCTGCTTCGTCAACCAACCAGTTGTAAGCAATAGCGTTCCAACCACGAGAATCCATATGGAAACGTTCATAAGCTTTCAAAGCAGACAAACCCTTAGGACCATCCTTCACACCACTGTGATGAAGAACAACACCTTGCACTCTTGATGCCCTCAACTTAGTGAAAGGCCGTTTAGGGGGACGGGCTTCCCACCCGTCCCGAGAAATAATTGTTCTCTCAGACATATCCAAATCCTAGACCTTGCGGAATTCTATATCTTTCTTATTGCGAAGCTCTTCAGCAAATTCTTTCTGCATACGAATTAGCTCGCTACGTTTAGCCGAAGGAGTATTTTGTCTTATGTTTGTACCAAACAACGTAGACAACCAAGTACTAGTAATACGTTCTTGCTTACTTTTTTCTCCAGGGAACAATCGACGCATCCTGCCAAGAACAGGATTGAACTGATCCAAACTGTAAAGAGTTTTATCAGTTACTTTCCATTCCCCTTTACTATTCTTCTTTGCAAGTCCAAGCCCACCAAGTACAGGCAGCAACCCAGGGATAGCTCTGTAGCTAGGAGGAACCTGTTGGTATCTCCCAGTAAACGGGATATCAGCAAAATATTGTTTGCCAAAATGAAGTTCTATTGGAAGTTTGTACAAAGGAAACGCTGATTCCGCAATCGGACGCCAAGGTTCTTTGCTATCCAAAACCTTTGCCCATTTAGCAAGATCACGGAACGGCAAATCAGGCAACGCATAAGCACGACTACCACCAACATTAAACGGTAAACGTATACCCATATTCTCTCCGAACCAGCTAGGCACTAGCCCTTCTTCGGGAGAATGCAATTCCATTTCTCTCTTTACCTGCTGCAACCGACCCCAAGCCGTAGGTTTCTTACCAAGGGACTCAACAAGCACAGGCAAAATGTTTTTCTGCCAAGTCCAGAACGGAATAACCTGCTTCATTTTGCGTTCTGTTTGGGTGAGATCCGCATAATCAAAGTGGTATTTATTTACAAGTTGGAAAGCATCATCAATACTTCCACCACCCATAGCTGTGTGATGAGCCACAGCGCCACGCAACATAAACTCAGCATCTTGGTTCCATGCACGCACTTGGGCAAACGGAGCAAACTCTGCTTTGAACGGGTTAAAGGTTCTTTGACCGCCACCAATAGCATCTAACGAAGACTGAACTTCCTGAGACACCTGACCACTACTAGCCATACCAGTTTCATACCACTTCAAAAACGTTTCAAGCTCATCAGAAGGAACAGCAGCCTGCATTTGAGGACCACCAAGCCTGCCTTTCAAACGAATAGGCGCACCCTCATCTATAAGAAGTCGTAACCCATACGCAATATCTTCAGGTCTGCCAGCATCTGCCGCTGCTTGTCGAGCGGCTCGACGAATCCCCAAAACCCGACCATGCATGCCCATAGGCACATCAGCAATCTGGTTGTTAATCCACATGCCACCCAGCATGTTTCTTGCAATAAACCCAGGAGTAGCGACAGCCCCAGCTTTCCACCAGTTCAAAAACTTTGAATACTTCTGCATGAAGTCATTCATCGCTTTAACATCAGCGGTTCTAGCAGCAGCCTGAACCGCAGCAGAGAACAGTTCTACTGTTCCTTCTCCTGCGCCTCCCACCAAACTGTATCCACGTAACAAATTGTTTGTTCTATTGGATACATTATTGACGTTGCCAAGACCCATCATGTTGACCATGTAGTCGTTTAACCGACCCCCATAGGCGTCTGACAAGTTGTGAAGGTTGCGTACTTTGCGAAGCTCTTTAACAGCAGCTTGCTGAGAATCAGCAGCACTCATTCGGATAGTTGTTCTATCCGAATCCATTAACCGCATCTTCTCTAATTTCAATTCGTCAACAATTCTTTGCTGTTCCCCAATAACTCCCATCATTCGAGACAACTGATCCTCAGTTAATTCACCAAACTGTTTACGTCCCAAAGCTTCAAGAATTTCTGCTTCTGATTTACCTAAACGTTCTAGCTGTGCACGAGTAGCGTTTGCTCGTCCTTCCCACTTTTTGCGTAAACGAGAAAGATCAGCTTCAGTTGCTAAAAGCTTTTTCTGAGCACTGCCCATAGCTACTTCAAGCTGTTCAAACTTTGCACCAAGAAGATCAAACGTTTCTTGCAAAGCTTCATTCGCTGGTTTAGTAGCTTGCCTGCCAAGCCCAAGAGTCAAAATTTCTTCTATCTCACGCAACTTCGCATTCAACAACTTGCGTTCTGCTGCACCTATATCAGAAAGAAGATCAGCAACATTTTTTCCAATAGGAGACTTCCCATCAATCAAAGCATCAGCGCCTTTGATCGTCCTATAACGATCAAGGCGAGCAAGAATACCCATGTCCCCTTCATCAAGCCCAGCTATAAGACGCTTAAGCTCAACCAACTCAGGCATATCCTCAAGCCACTTCTCCCACTTAGGATTACCCTTAAAGATCTGACCCAACCGTTTAGAAATCCGACCAAGCTCATCTTTGCGAGCCTTGCTCGCAAGCATCTTCCCATTCCTAGCGAAATCAAACAACTCGTCAGCAGACATCGCATTCATAAAATCTTCTAAATCATCTGCTGCCCGAACCGTAATATCGTCAGCCATACGGCTAACAAACGTGGACTTAAAGTTACGCAAACCCTCACGCAAACTATTAGCCAAATCTTGCAGTTCTCTATACCCATCAAGCAACGGAATAAACCCTTGAAGCTCAGGATCAATACCCTGAACCGCTTGAATCCGTTTCAACATTTCTTCAACTTGTTTAACTTGATCGTCAATAGCGTGAATCATTTCCACAGCATCTTCACGGGCAGCGTGCAAACGAGCAGCTTCATCAGCCGTTTGCTTAACCTTTTGACTGATGTATCCAACACCTCTACGAAGATCATAAGTTGACCCAGGACTAATGAAAGCTAAAGCGTCGTTACTTAACCCCTCAATACCTGAACCATTGGCAATGGCTTCCATCACAGAACCAACAGTTATCATTTCCGCTTCAATAGCAGCCATCTCGTTAGCTGCTTTCACCGCTTTATTAAACCTAGGACTATTCTCTATCATTCCTTCGGTGTAATAACTAACCCACTTAGCCTGCATGGCTTCTTTGACTTTTAGTTCGTCACGTCTAGCTGTTTCTCTTGTGAGTTTCTTACCTGCTGTAGTGCTCTGAGCAGTTAAACGTTTCGCAGCAGCACGAGTCAACTGACCATTAGCGCCACGAACAATGATTCCACGTTGCGCTAAACCGTCAACAACATACTGAGAACGAATGTAACGAGCATGAGAATCAATGTAACGAGTTAAAGATTTAGTCATATCCGTATCGAATATGTCAACCCAACTATCCCCGTAACCTTCTTTACCCATTCTTGAAAGCTGATCTCTAATAGAGCCAGCTTTATCAATGTCCTGAAACGTTCCAACATGCGTTTTGTTGGTGTATACAAACCCGTTCGACCCCGTAATCTTGAAACCATCGTCAGCGGCTTCCTCGATAGCAGTTATTAACTCTCTTTCTAGCTCCGTGCCAGTAAAGGAAGGATCAACACCTAAATCATCAATCAGCTTCTCGATATTGATTGGTGCATCAGGATCTCCACCTGGCTGCAAGTTCCGCCTAACAATTTGTTTCATCCCCTCAGGCGTAATCCAGTGACGCTTAATAAAAGAATTACCTGGAATAACTTGGTCAGGATTATCGGGAAGCAACGTATTCTTTAAGCGTCCAAGTTCGTCAAGCTTCTCCGCTCCTTCACGACTTATGTAACGCATCAAGTAAAGCTCGCCAATAACTTCTGGCAAATCGTCGCTGAATGGCAAAGCCTCGTTGACTAGCCTCCGCAAATTGTCTAAGTACTCACGAGCTTGCTGCCTCAAAGCAGCAGCTTGTGGGTCAACATTCCTTGACCCTCGAATTTTCTGCCACTCATCAGGATTATTTCTAATCCACTGCTTCAACCGCATCTGAGCTTCCCATTTGGAAGGAATCATAACGTCAAGCACTTCAGACTTGTCCATGTTTTTTAACTGGATGTCTTGATACTCAGGCTGTGCCCAAGCTTTCATTTCACTTCTAGTTGGATCTGCTTCATCCCACTGACGGAAAAAAGGAAACGCATTCTCATCAGTAAGACCAACAGCACGCCGAGCCTCAGGAGACAAAGAAGCAACATCATCCATGTCCCCCCATTTCAATAGCTGCTCAGGAGTTATCTCTTCTAACCCAGCTTCCACCCGACTAGCGTTCACACTTTCAAGAAAATCTCTCAAAGGAGTAGGCAACACCCCTAAGCTTTCATCCCCAGCAAATTTAGACCCCTGAGAAATCAGATAACTAGTGTCATTCTCAGCCGCAAACATCAACTCATCGAAATCAATACCAGCATCATCAGCAGCACGTTTAAGATTTTCTGCACCAACACGAGCTTGACTAGCAAAAGTAGAAGATCGTGTGTTAGCAGTCTGAGCAATCCGTTTAATCCAAACACCGTTAACTTGCTCATTAATATCTTTAGAACGAATCATCTTATTGATGTCAACGTTCGTATTAAACGCCTGACCAATTTTGTATCCCATTTTCGTATCAGCAGCGTTAGAAAACACTTTCCCAGGACCCGAAGCGACCGCTGCAACAAACGCAGTGTTCCCAGGAATCTTTGCCAACAACTGGGCACTACCTGGCATTTCTACAGGCATCCGCATAGCCAGTTTCGCAGCCGCATCAGCTTCAGTCCCAACAGCAACACGCTTTCTGTTGATAGGAGCAACAGCGCCTTTCTGACCACGCAACTCAGCAACACGCTGACGGACAAGATTCAAATTATTAGGTTTAGTTAGATCTAAAGCCTCATTAGTTTCATCTCCCCACCGAAACCAATTCCCAGGTCCCGCTTTACCACCAGAAACAAGCTGGTTGACACGCATGTCATCCAGCTTCTTACCAACAGCAGGAAAAATAGTTCTTAAAGGCTTCTCAATAATTGCTCGACCAAGACGACCAGTACCAGGAATTGTGAAACGAGCACCAGATGAAATACCTATCTCATCTAAATACTTACCTGCAGACAACACAGACTTAGTGCGCTGCACCTTCGCAGCAGCAGCACCTAACTCATCAGCTTTCTTAAAGTTTTTAGCTTGCCTTGCAACAGTTTCAGCTTTACGCAAACCATTAGCAACCTCTTCCCATTTGGTGAAACGAGAAATTAACCCAGCCCCAGCCATATAAGTCAACGGATCAAAAGCAATATCAAGACCCAAACCAACAGCAAAATGCAATGGCCCAGGAAGCTCAACTTCCCAATCCCGTAACACTTCACCCATCATGATGTTGTCGCGAGTCTGGTTATACCACTCGCCTATAGAAAAACTTTGACCATCCTCAAAAAGATCACCAACCTCTTTAATACCTGAAACAATGGCAGCACGAGGTGTATCAATCGCATCAATGATCGGACCCAAAATAGGGATATCAAATACCCCTCCACCTTTTTTACCTTCCTTCTTTTTTTCAGGAAGAAAATTAGGAGCAGGCAACGCAGACTTAGAGGTTTGCCTTGAATTTCGCTCTAGTACCTGATTTGTCAGACCTAACTGATCCATCATGTTTGACCGTTGTTGCGGTCTAGGAGGAGGAGGAATCGCCATTGAAACTCCTAACCCAAAGTTTCAGATTTAGTTTTCGCAGTCTTAGCTTTAGTGTTCTCCGCATCAATGAAAGCTTGATAAGCGGATAACGGGATCTCAAGTCCAATATAGTTATCAAAAGCTTCTGGCAGCATATTAGGACCAATAGTTACAGTTTGTCCTTGCCTAGCATTAGCGTCAATAAACTTGTTCATCGACCCAGGAACAGCAGTAGTAGCCGCTGCAGCTTCAGGACTCAACCCAACCTCTTGACCTAGAACCATTGCAAGCATTGCGGCTCTTTGAGCTTCTTGAGCAGCAGCATCAATCTGAGATTGAGCTTGCTGCGCTGTAATCTGACGATTAAGCAAAGCCTCATTAACATCTTGAAGCTCATACGACAAACGCTGAGAACCCTGGAACAAGAAGTCAGACATTCTTGAATCAAACTGACGACGTTCTTTAGCCATACCCGAACGAGCACGACCTATCCCAGCCTGAGCACGTTCAGCGCCAAGCATCGCCATACGAGCAGCTAAATCAGAACCAGATTGCATCTGAGCACCAAGCAAAGCACCCATTTCCTGACCAACCACATTCGTGTAACCAGCAGGATCAATCCCAAGATTCTTTAATCGTTCAGTTGCAGCTTCAGTACGAACATCAAACTTATTCTGCAAATCATCAAACGACTTTTGTCGCTTGTTTGTATACATCTCTTCGCCTTGACGCCGTTGAGCGTCAGAAGCTAAAAGCTGTTTAACGATTGCTTGTTCGTCGTTATCGAACTGAGCGCCACGAGTAGCACGTTCTGAATCTAAATAACTAGTTAAATCGTTGTAACGACCCTGAGCAGATGATCTTCCAAGATCAGCAAGCGCATCTGACGACCCTATACCACCGCCACTGCCACCAGCAGCGGCACCAGGAAACATAGATTGAAACCATTCCATGTCTAAAGTTTGAGGCTGTTCTTGTATTAATTGAGGTTGTTGAGCAGCCCGCCGCATAGCAGCTTCTCTAGCCCGATCCATCGCAGCGCTATAACGTTCATCACCTATGGCCGCCATAGAAGCAGCCCACTCAGGGCTATAACGCCCACCAGGATTAGTTTCCGAACCTTCAACTAACCCAAACTGGCTAGGAACATAAGACTCTGTAAAAGGAGCTTGAGGATACTCACCAAATAGTTTCCTATCTAAAGCTTCTAAAATATCTGAAGGAGCATCTAAAAGATTATTACCCCCTTGCAGCAAATTTCCTATGATTCCTTGGTCAGAATCCCACCACTCAAAATCATTAGGATCTTTAGGCGGAGCTTTCTCAAACTGCCCTTCAGGACGAGCGGGAGATCCACCGCCATATTGCTGTTCTGCAGCTAGACGTAAATCTTCTAAAGCAAGTCGTTGGTTATGTGCTGCTCGTTCTTCAGGAGTTACAGAAGACTGCTCTCCAAGCGAAGGGCCATAAGCAGGAGATTCCAACTTTGCTTTCACTTTCTGTATATCAGCCATAGTTGCATCTCTACCAGGCACAAATTCTAACGTTTTAAGATTAGGCCGATCAGGCATAAACCGTGGAACACCATTAGCATCAGGAACAAGTCGCCCAGTACCAGGCATCGGACTTACCTGAGGTGTTTCCTGCCACGATTTGCGCTGCGGATTGCTTTCAGGATAGTCACCAAATAATTTTCTATCTAAAGCTGCTAAAGCATTTGTAGGAACATCTAAAAGACGTGAATACAAGGGTTGATTCATAATAACTCCTAGCCCATAGCCCGAATCTGTTGGGCAATACTTGCCCTCAACTCATTCGGATCAGAAACATTTGCTGTATTAGCAGCCACATTCAAAGCATCAGCAATCGCATCAGAATCAACACCACGATAATACTGTTGCTCCTGCGCCAAATCGCCACCAATATCAAGACGCTGAGAAGACAAATCATACTGACGAAGCATGTCCCCAATCGACCTCAACTGGTCAGACTCATACTCCCCCATCGTACGATCCATAATCCCACTATTAACAACACCACGCTGATTCAACCTGTCCCAAATAGGACGCTCCCCACGAATACGATTCCTCTCGGCTGTATCCAAACCATAAGCAAGGTTCTGCCCTAAAAGCTCACGGTTATATTGATTGCCGCTCAAAGCGTCAATCAAATTAAAGTAATACTCATCAGCCGCAGACGTACCAAACGTATCAATATTCGTATTACCCACAGAAGGCTGTGCGTAATACCCGTTCGGATCAGAGCCAGAGGATACAAACGAGCCAGGAGCAATCTCCCCAGCAGCTTCAGACAAAATTGCTGACTCAGGAGTAACTGTTGCCCCTAAAGAAGCAGCATCAATAGTCTCCCAATCCGCAGTAGCTTTAGGAGTTACCCCAAAAGAACCATGATCGGCAGCAGCATAACCACTCTGGTTACGTGCTGCCCGAGACTCAGCACGACTAGGACCACCTACCCCGTATTCTTTACGGTTGTACATGGCCTCAGGATTAAGAGAAACACCACGAACTTTCTTGGTTTTCCTAGGCGCTGTCATATAAGGCTCTATCATTCCGAACGCCATAATTCCTCCTATATTTAATCCTCGGTCGTCCCACAACAACAGTCGCAGGTACAAGTAGCTTCCTCAAGCTGTTTAATGTGAACTCGCATCAAAGCGATTTCCCATTCCATTTGTCCACGCTCACTTAAAGAAGCAATAACTTCTTCTATCCCAACGTCGGTCATTCTGCAGGCTCAGAAATTTCACCAGGAAGAATTTGTAACTCTTTATCTGCTGGAACAATCGCAGCGATCTCTTCAGCAGTTAAACCCATGTCAGCGAACTTGTCGCGAGACGACTGCAACGTCGCATTATGTGCAACCGCAGCTTCATTGTCTATTACGATTTGTGCTGTCTGAGCTTCACGCAATGCTTCGTCTTGTGCATATTCCTCAGGTGTTAATTCACGAATAGTTTCTTCACCAGTTGCACAATCAAAGATATGCACCATTCTTGGTGTGTCGGACATTATCTTTCCTTACGTTTGGCTATTGTTGTTGTGCCACATGTAGAGCGTGGCAGTAGTTCCAGCGTTAAACGACGCACTGCCAGACCATGTGTTTGCATACAGTCTGAAACTGTTGACATTGGCCTGCGGCGTAGAACCGTTTGCGGAGTTGAAACTGGAGGTTCGCCATTCGCTGTTAGACGAAGAGCCAGAACTTTGTCCACCACTCCCAGATATAGAGAAAGAATGCCTATCTAGCGAACCTGGCGTATTGCCTCCTGCGTAGAACGGTCCAACTCTCAGGTAACTGGAGTAATAAGGTACCGTCCCCCAATAAGAGGTGTAGTTCATTGGCAAGTCATAGATCATGCCCCCACCATTACGGTTCTGGGCTCGATCCACATTCCAAGCTCCACCCGTAGACAGAGCATTACTAGTGCCAGAATTAGAGCCGCTCTGCATCCTTAGCCACGTATAACTGTAATATTGACTAACTTCGCTGCTGAGGCCAACGTTGGCGTGGCGGTAACGATTAATTCCTTCTCCTTCAAACCATTCTTGTGATCCACTCGTGTGGTTGATTTTGCCGCAAAGCTCTACCTCAAACCACCAGCCTGTATATGAGCCAGTGGTATTAGAAAGAATAGGAATATTCTGCCAAGTGATATCTGAAGAGGCTCCTGTCAGCGTTATCGTCGAAACTTTTTTTACAGAAAAACTCATAGCAGCCTCATGTCATTTTTGAAATGTTGATTCGAGAGCCAATGACGAATGCGCCTAAAGGGAGAGAGAAACGAATCCCGTTGAACACAGCATTTGCTTCAGTTGCAGCATCGTTTTGCCGTATACCGCCAACTCCTTGCCCAATCTTGGACACTGAAGAAGGGGTGCTTGACGAGATCCCCGAAGTATTGTGATCTTTGCCCATCCACCCAAACTCCCAAATAACGTTTTTGGGTTGTGACCCATTTGGTTGCATGCAATAGCCTCGATAGATTCCGTTTGGCGCACCCGACCCACTTGTCGGGCTTGCGCCATCGGCAGGGGCACGATTGAAAGCGTTTTTACCTAGTTGCAAAAGATAGAAATCTGAACCCCCAGCCGAACAGTTCGCTTGGTATTCGTTGCTGTTGTTTGCTCCTAGGGTCATCGAACCACCCCAATGTTTGCTTGCCGCAGAAGCATTAGGACCACCAGCCCAAGCATGTTGGACTTTCAAAGCCATAGGAATCCAACCCTGAGATTGGTTAGTGGCACAACACAGTTCCATCTCGAAACGCAACGATGTGGCATCAGTTGTGTCTAAGTTTGTGAACTCAACAGCATTTGCATTCGCATCGTCGTTTACCCATGAGGCGATAGAAAGATAACTCATACTGCTTCTCCTGCTCGTCTGCCGCCCCAAACGCAATAATTCTGGTAGGAAGAGCTGCCGCTACCCCAAGGGTTACGCACAAAGAAACTATTCATTACCGTGGTACGGGCAACAATCCCATGCGCCCACTGCGTGTACAAATAACCTCCTTGTTGATTCCCGCTATATGCGTGTCTTGCATAAAACGGTTTGTAGTCAGTAGTAGACGCACAGTTCGTTACATAGATCCATATGCTCGCGGAATACTGTGAAAGCCCAGAATGAAACTCCAGCGACGAAGAGGGTTCTATACCGTAACTCCATCCATCGGTTTGGCCTCTCTGCCACCACGCTGACCCACCAACCCCATAGCCACCAGACTCAGAGGGATGACCAAGATAAATAGACCCAGCACCTGCCCAGTCGTTGTTCTGTGAAGACATGCACCAGATCAAAATTTCGTCATACTTAGGTGTCGCCGTGTTGATGTTATCGACACCATAGTTGCCGCTTACGCCGTTGACGGGGGAGGTGATATATGTCCAACGCTCCATCGGATCTTGCCCAGCACCACCAAAAAACCCGCCGTTCAACGCACCAGACATCGCCTTGCCTGGATAGCCCTTTAAGTATTCAGACCTACCCTGCCAATTACTGACGTTTGTACTCGGATTAAACCGCTCCTGTTTCATGGCTATGCGCTGTGCCTGTTGACGTAGCCAACCCAGTTAATGGAAGAAGCAGAAGCAGCAAAGACATTCACAATCTTTTGTGTACTGGCGTCACCTTGGAGAACCAGACCTGGGGCCATTAAATATAACCCAGCTTTGGTAGGAACCGTAAAGACACTATTACTAGCTGTGTGCCCTGCTCGTCCCCAACCAACAGTTGCTACAACGTCAGCAGCACCAACGTTGCATGCCCAAAGCCACACTTCGTCAATGTCAGTAGCAGTCGAAGAAGCAGTATGAATCGTATAGTTGTTGGTCCCATCTGACTGGAATGGTTGGCTATAAGCGCCAGTACCTGAAAGACAAATTTTTTCAATCGCCATAATCTGTTCCTATGCCGTTATGTGGTTGACGTAACCAGTGAGATTGACTTTGCCGCCTGTTGCTGCATAAACAGTGACAATGGGCGCTGAAGCATGGCCTTTAAGAATCAGCCCAGGAATAACAAGTACAGAACCCGTTGAAGCAGTAATTGTTAAACGAATCTGGTGCGCTGTATCCGTTCCACCCGAATCTCCCCAACCAACAATTATTTCATGGTCAGTAGAGTCAGCATTAGCGGCATAAATCCACACTTCGTCATACGAAGTAGTTGCTGTTGGTCCCGTATGAACTGTGTCGTGACTAGTGGTAACAGAAAATGCTTGACCATCTTCAGCCGCAGTCCCAGACAATAAACCTTTAGTGAAAGTAGCCATTAGGAGAACACCTGCACTTCAATAACTGACGTACTTGGTACCGCCGCAACAAACGCAGTTGTTGCTATCTGAGTAGTGTTTGTGCCAGCCGCAGCAGTAGGCGCAGTTGGCGTACCTGTTAATGCAGGTGAAGCCAACGGCGCAGTACCAGACGGTAGCGAAGAGTAACCGAGAGAAGTCCACGCTGTAGCGCCATCCCCGATCTTATAGAAATCTGTATCAGTTTCGATACAAAATTCTCCTGCCGCAGGGGTAGGATTGTTTGATGTCCAGTTTGCAGCAGTGTCACGCCGCAGTTGGATAATTACAGCCATTACTGTGCTCCTGAAGTTCCGCCATCAAGACTGATGACAGTATAAGTCGAATTAGATAAACCACCGTCGATATTCGCAGTCGTAGGACCAGTAGGACCAACTAAACCACCGTAAGCAAGAGTGTTCCAGTTCGTTGTGCCATCACCAATCTTAAATTGGCCTGCAGCCTGCCCACCACCAGCGTCAGTCTGTAACGCAAACTCGCCGTCAGCTAGCGTCGGGTTAGCAGTATTCCATTCAGAATAAGTTCCCCGTCTAAATTGAATCTGTAACGGCATTACGTTACGCCTCCTGCATCTATCGGACTGATGCCTCCATAAGTATCAGATGGCGAACCGCCGTCTAATAAACCATTGCTTTGTCCCGTTGGCCCAGCAGGACCAGTACCACCTGTAGACCCCGTAGGGCCTTGCGGCCCAGGGCTACCATTAGGGCCAGGAGGACCACCTGCTGGACCGACAGGACCAGTGGGACCAGTCGGCCCAGGATTTCCTAACGGACCAGTAGGGCCAGGACCACCCGTAGACCCAGTTGGACCAGTGTTCCCTGTGTTTCCTTGTGCGCCTTGCGGACCTTGTGGTCCTGTACCACCAGTAGGACCTTGCGTTCCCTGAGGGCCTTGCGGTCCTTGCGGGCCTTGAGGACCAATCAAACTTAAACCAACAGGCCAAGACCCACTTGCTTTAGGCCCAAAGAAATAGTTAGTAGTCAGATTTATATAAAAATCACCGTCAGTTCCAACACCAGAAGTTGGATCACTCGTTCCACTAAGAATTGTTTGCCCACCTGGACCTGTAGGACCTGACGGCCCAGTTGGGCCAGCGGCTCCAGCAGCACCAGGACCACCAGATGAACCAGGACCAGAAATTAATTGCCAATAAGAACTACTGGTTGCAGGAGTTTGCCCTGAATGAGAAGTACGAGAAACATAAGAAGCGTTGTTGTATACAACCACGTCACCAACGGCATACGAAGTACCTGAAGACCACGTACCACGATAATTAAATCCGTCAGAATACGAAATTAGATTGGTTCCACCACCAACATCATTAACGTATGTTGCCCCTGTGCTCATTCAAGTTCCCCTAACCGTTGATCGATGTCTTGCACCGCTTTAACAAGCATCGCAAGCATCGACTTTTCTCGGTAAACGATTGGGTCACCTTCAGGGTCGTACAAAGTTGCGTCAGGCGCAGCTTCGTGTACTTCTTCAGCAATGAACCCAAGCTCAGGAGTTTGTGTTTCGTAATCTAAACCAGAGTTAGTGGCTACTTCTTCGTTCCAACGGAACGTGCGTGGCTTTAATGCTCGAAGTTTTGTCCAGTTCTCTTCAGTTCCAACATCTTCTACATCTTCTTTGAAACGAATCGACGAAGAACTAATGCCAAGCTGGTTCAAACCAGTAGTTGTTATAACAGCGTTGGTTCCTGAAAGAGATGGCCAACCCTGTTCTGCGTGAAGCGACAGTTTATTTTGTGATTGGGCGATAGCTAGATGTGCTGTGTTGTTATGCACAAACCTGAACCCAGGACCTACGTTAGTTCCACCAATCGTAATTACATCATTCCATTCGATGTAATCGTGATCGTTTGCCCCGTAGTCGTTGCCCATGTAGATACGGGCATAATCAACTGCGGTATTAACTCTGAGCGCTCCTGCAATATCTACGTTTTGTCGAACGTTTAACCATTGGCATTCGATACGGGTACCGTCACCAGCGGTATAGTAAGCGCCATTTCCTGTCCACTGATCTGTGTAACCAATAATGTCGCCCAGTACAGCAATAGAACCATCTATGACTAAACGGTATTGAGATCTTGGTCTGTCACCGCCAAGACCAGTGCCACCTGATTGAGTGTCATATTTTGTGTACTGATAATGATTAGTAGAGTACGGAGTGTTCGGGTTAGTACCAACTGGCGCACCGCAGTCAAATAGCTTTCCGCCAACAGCACCTGTAGTAATACTCGTACCAGCCCCAAGACCAACAGTATTTTCTTGCGCTGTATCTAAATAGAAAGCATTAGAAGCACCAAGGCTTGTTGTCCCAGAAGAAGTAAAAGTTCCGCTTGTTAAAGCACCGCTAACCGTTAAACCACCAGTAATAGCACCACCAGTGTTTTGGACTACCCCAGGATAAGTTCCTGTTTGCCCAGGAACCCCTTCAAGCCATTGTTTAAGGTACGTCCAGTTAGTGTTGTGTTCACTGGCAACGATGGCGTTACCCGCTACAGCCGTATTAGGCGTAGTATAAGTTGCCATTAACGCAATCTCCTATGTAAATAAGTAAACGCCATAGCGTTCACTTCCCAAGCTTCATCATTAATAGGACCTTCGACCTTTACTTGTATAGCTTTTGCTGTCCCAAGTGTAGGCAATCTTTCAATTTGGGTAATGTTTGTGTTTGGTTCTCCAGCCCAAAGACTTGTATCCCAAACCCCAGTACCACCTGCTGGCCCTGCCCCAGAAGCCCAAGTTGCTGCTGCAACAGCGCTTCCTTGTACTCCAAATGGCATCGACTTCTTAAAATCAGCAGTGTCATAATCCACATACAACTTTGCAGTTAAAGCAACAGTCGAATCAGAAGACGTAACAATACGAGGCTTACCCCACCGTTTACGAACAATAGGGTTCTTACCAACAAGCCAACTAGTCGTATAAGAACTTGTTATATGTGAAGTTGTAGTCCCATAGAAATCGCTTTGACGTTCCTGTTCCATTTCTACAACTCGACCAGTATTGGTTAAACAAGAACCAAGAAGAATTTGTTGATCGTTTGGTGGAGCAAACGTCAACAAAACATTTGCATCAATATCAGTCATCGTCCAAGCCCCACCAGAACCAAGAGTTGGATCATAAACAAGAACACGACGGGTAGTCGTAAGCTCTGAAGTCTCAGACCAATCAACAGAAACATAAAGCCTGTTCTTAAACCAAGAAAGCTGCGGAGGGTTAGTGAACTGCAACCTGCCATCATCAATGGCTGGCTGCAACTTCTCAAACACCCACACAAATCGTTCCCCGTTGTATACCCAAACTCCTTGACGGTCATACCAAAAGAACACCCCATACGGGGTAGACACTGGCGAGGACATAGATACAGAACCAACATCTTGGCTTAATGGCACCATTTGAAACGATTCAGTACTGTTGCCAAATAACGCATGCACACTGTTGGTTTTGAACACAAGCAGACGGTCAGCGTAAGGAACTAAAGCTGAAACTATGTCACCACGTTCCCCAACATTTACATCGATATAGTCATAGTCTTGCCAAGATTCGGGGTCATCAATCTTTGACCAACGAATACGGTTTTTGTGATCTGTCCCACTTTCTTTAGTGTGACCTACCCAAGCAAAGTTGTTCCAATGACAGGTGTATTTAGCTATTGGGTAATTACCAGCAGACCCGTTAATATTCGATGCAAGGTTAGAAGCCGTACTTCCGTCATAAACAAATGACGCTGCATCGCCTGACACCCCATAAAACTTTGAGTTTGTTGTTTGACCGTACATACGGTTACCGTTTGTAACGCTAATCCCATTTAACGTAGCGAAATCTCCTGCTCCACCAGACGCTGATTGAGCAACAGTTGTTCCATAAGAACAAATAACTCGGGCAGTTCCTCCATCAGGAGTGAACTGTCCTAAACCAGTCACATTGCTTCCTAAAGCAGTTCCGTTTCTTTTAACAACCCCAAGACGCATTTTGATGCCACCCCGAGGGTCAACATCAACATTCAACATATCGGGGCTTTCGTTGGGAGCTAAGTTGAATTGGTCTGAACGCAGGTTTAAGCCACCACTGAAATCTTCTAGCATTTCAAGTTTGAAACCAGCACGTTTAGACACTCTTACTCCCAGCTATAACGGAGTCGGTTAGGCATTGCACTTTGTGAACGCCATCTAGAAGCACTTCTGTCATTAAGAACAAGTGGTTGAGGTGCAGGCACATCAAGATGACGTGCCCGCAAATTATCTAACTCTCTAATAAAACTATTCATGTACGAAGCAGCCATATCAAGATCTTCTTGCTGTTCGTAAGCCCTGCTAATACCGTAAGTAGCTATAACAATATGAAATGGTTCAGGAAAATCGCTAGGAGAAGTTCCATTAACAGATCCTGCCCCAAACGGAGAAGGATTTTTGTATCCTCTTACATATATTGTTTGTGCAGCAGATGGAGTTGGATACAACCGAACGTTGTCTGCCCAAAAACTCCAGTAATAGACATCTCCGCTGCTAGATGAATCGAGTGGGTAAACGATGTCTCCGTCATCTCGACCTAAGAATGTGAGCACATGGTTGTTTGTGCGTAACGCAGATATTTCTCTTAAACCGTTAGTGATTCCAGCGCCTGCTGTTGCCAGCGTGTAATCGGAAGTAGAACCAACGGTATTAAAAGTTGTAGAAGCTTCGTACCACGGCCAACGTTTTTCGCTGTAAACAATTTGGTCGTAGCCTTCGCCAAGGAAGCGGTTAAGGATATCGTCTGAGATATCGCTACTGTCGATTTCGACAATGCTTCTGATGTAAGAACGCATGTCTTGTATTTCCACAGTTACTCCTTATGGAAGGTACAAAAGCTTTCGCCTTCTGCAGGGCGAGCTTTGCAGGCGTCACCAGCTTTAGTAGTCGCTGAACAAGCCGCTGCTTGCGGCTCTTCAAACGGAATATCAGGGTTTACTGATCTGATATTTCGTCCACCGAAGTAAGCATCACGAGGTGTTGGCTGTGTGTAGCCTTCGCCTGGATCACCGTAAACTCTTCGGTTTGTTCCGTACCCTATTGCTAGTTCTCTACCCATGAATCCTCAGAACTCTTGGGTGGGGCAAGGGACGAACCCTCACCCCACCACCAGCCGAGCTATTGATTTATAGCCCTGTTAGCTTTCCTTGTCGTGCTCGGTTAGAGCAAGTCAAGTTGCCGTAGCAAAGGATCTGTGAGAACACAGCGTCCTGGTTTGTGGGTCGCACGAATGGCGTTGGCTTGAACCAAACATCCGAGTGACGCACAAGCTGTAGGTATTTGGTGTTCAGCATGTACATAGGCTGGGCACCAGCAGCGGCGTTACCTGTTGAGATGGCTGCGTCAAAGGTAATTGGAGCGCCTTTGAACATGAGGTTTTGGAAGCCAGCATCTGCCATGTCAGTGTCCGTGTAACGGATATTCGATGTCAGAAGGCTTTCGTATTTCTCATAGCCCTGTTGTGATGTGATAATGATGGTCGGTTGGTCGTTGCCAACTGAAACATCGTTGTACAAGGTAGCCATTTTGGCTGTGGTTAGCGCAGCGACACCGCCAGAAGCAGTCTCGGTTGAACGCCACCAGTCGTTACCTTGGCCTGCAGCGGAGTTAATTCCGCCAACAGTTCCGAGGCTGTCAACTAAAGCGTCAATGCCTTCCCAGTCTTTACCAGCGTTACCCGCACCGTCAGAGAAGAACATGGTGTTCATGTTTTCGATGATGGTTTCTTGGGTCTGGAAGATTTTGCCTTCGAGAAGGTCAATGATTTGAGCTTCGCCGTTGTTCTTGGCTTCTTCCATGCCGTTAATGGTTACAGTTGCCGCATACTGTTTCCAGTCGTACTCAGCAGCAGAAATGCCTGTCTGAGCAGTTACCTGAATAGCGTCGGTGCCTGCATATGATCCAGCGGTACCGTTGGTGCCGTAGATAATTGGGACAACAATTTTTGCGCCGCCAGATACTGTTCTCATGGTTTGACCGTTGGTCAACGCATAGAAGAGCGGACGTGCACTGAAAATATTGTCAGTTAATTTTGGAATGTAGTTGTTTAACGTCGTTGAGAGGATCTCATCGAAGTTGGCGTTTCCAGCCATTTAATTTACTCCTAAAAGGTTAAGTGCTTAATTGTTTTTTAGCTTGTTCAAACGCTTCCCTTATACTGCTAGCCTTGCTTTGAGACTTTGTTTGGGTTCCCGATTGGGTTGACCCTCCTGCAGTAACTACAGCCGCTTCACGTTTTGAATTCGTAATTTCCTGTTCTTTTTGCAGTTTGTCCGCTGTCGTTTTAACTTCGTTAAATTTCCAGTGGGCAAAGGCTGCATCGAGATTAGGTATTTGATTCTTTAACGCATGATTGAGAAGTTCGCGAGAATCAAATTCTCCGTACTTCTCTTGCAACTTTTGGACCTCGTTCTCTATAGCTGTTTGACGTGCTGCTGCTTCTTGCTTTTCGATCTTCTGCTCTAGATGAGCTAATCTTTTTGCTGTGGGGTCATCATCTTCCCACTCGTCGGGTTCCGCTGCTGAAGCAGACGGAGTGTCCAAATCAAAAGATCTAGCTAAAACCTTTAGTGTTTCTTCTGGGTTTGATTCTAAGGCGGATACAATCGCTTCGGCTTGTTGCAAGCGTTCACGTTCTGCAGATATCTCTTGCGTTTTACGGGTGTAATCCGCTTGACGCTGATATCCGTTCAAAAGTTCACTTTCGGGTATCTGCATTTCTTCGCCGTCCACCTTGACGGTGTGCAAAGGCTCATCAACTGCAGGTCCTTCATCAACTTCAATATGTTCTGAAGCTTCAAGAGTGTCCACGCTTTCGGTGGATTCCATCATATCTTCTGTTTCTTCGGGCACTAGCCCCTCCTAGGAGTCTTCAACGAGTTGCTCCTATAAGAATATAGCTGTGTCCCACTTACAAAGAGGGGAGTTCCATCCCCATTTGTCCTTGTAATTGAGCTAATAGCTCTGGTGGGACTCCGCCAGTAGGCGCAAAAGCGCCATCTTGTCCAGGTGGTAAGGGCATTCCACCCATTTGTGGAGGCATTCCACCTGCTGCGGGATCTTCTGGCGGTAGTTGTTCTTCTTCTGCCATAGTTTGTGGATCTGGTTGTTGGATCAAGAACTTTTCAGGGTCTTTGATACCAAATCCAGATTCCAGTACATGAACGGCTAACGCTTGAGGATCGATAACAGTTCCTACAAGTGGTCCTACAGCGTTCATCAAACTGATTGCTTGTTGTTTCCTAATAGTTTCGTTCATTGGCTGTGTTGAGCCTGCTTGAACTGAGAAATCGTATTCGCCAACAATGTCTTCACGAGAGTATTCAACAAAAAGGTCTTGGCCTTTGCCGCTAACCCGAGCCATATGCTCACCAGTCATGAACTGTTGCATAAGTTGAATGACTCGTCTGGCTACTGCAGAAATTGTTATTTCTACAATCGCAAGTTTGTCTGCTGAACGAGCATTCTGAGCATCAGCGACAATGCTTGCTTCAGTAGCTGTTCGACGGATCTCTGGCATTGCGCCACGGGCATATTCTGAAATACCTGAAACTGTGTTGATGTCGTTTTCAATGATATTTGAATAGTTGTAAATCTCTGGGCTTACAGGGACTTGAGGCATTGGAACAACAACATCTTGAAGCGGTTTGTTCTCATCTACAACAGGAACTAAACGACCATCGTCGTCAGATTCCAAAGCTTCTCTGCCTTCAGGACCAAATGAACGTTCATGGTAAAGATATTTTCTTGCATACCGTTTCCTGTCGTTCATAAGCTGCGAACGAGTTTTATCTAACTCAAGTTGCAGCGATTCAATCGATTCTAAATCTCCGATTGGATAGAAACGATCAGGAACATCGTAGTTACGGAGCATCACAAATGGCTGCCCGTAAGGGTAAGGCATAGCTAAAGGATCAATAAGGAATTCGTCAGAGTTCTCTGCATAAACTGCCAAAGTGTTGGCAGCTATGTTGTAAAACTCCCAAATAACTACTTGATCTCCAAGAAATTGGTTTCGGTTATCTTCGTAATCGCTTGAGTCGTTGTATCCACCATTAGCTGAAAGACGTTTCCGAGCAGAAGGTTTATATCTTTTATCTTCTTGCGCTTCTTCTAGAGGACGCACAATTCTTTGTGCGATCCATTTAGCGTCTTCCATGCAAGTAGCTGCAGGATCAACAAAAATGTCAAAAGGCGAGATACGTTCCACAAATGGTTGGTCTTCAACGACACGCATAATGGTTGACGGAACGTTCGCCATGAGATCTTCGTCGGTCGGCAAGTCACCTGCTAAATCAGGCGACTCCATCGCAAATTGATCTACTTCATCAATAGCTTGCGAAATTAAATCATCACGTTCAGCTTCACTAACTGACTGTTCTTGTTCAACAAACTTCCAACCAACCTTTACCCATCCATGACCAAAGATAAGAAAATCTTTGACCGCTGAACGGAAAGGGGTACGGAAGTCGTGATGTTTCCAAAGATAGTTAGCTACTGCTTCTACGAACGCTGCTCGATCATTGTCGGCAGGGTCTGTAGCTTGAACCACAATCTTTGGGTAATTAACTGCAACACTTGGCGCTATCACGTTAATCGTGCTGAACGCCAAGTTGACTGCAATCAGGTCTTGGTTTGTTGCTGTAGTAGAAGGCCAGTGTTTGCCACGGTATAAATCAGAAAGCCGTCGCCACGTATGTTCAAAGTTTTCTTGATCTCGCCATCGACGGCATTTGTCGATTTTGTCTACATAGTCTTCGAGTAATTCTTGACGGGTTTTACGAGCCATCTTTAGAACTGTGCTTTCTCTGGCAGCTTCTCTATGTTGCGGCCTTGTGCTTTAGCTTCAGCCACTACTTTGGCTTCTCTTTGACGTTTCGTAAGACCTCGCTCGTCTGGAGCGAGAGTCGATTGAAACCCTTGGCCTGTGGATACAACTATGGACTTTAAGCGCAAACGACGTTCGTAGAGTTCTTTAAGCTCTTTAAGCGGAACAGACCCTCGCCGTTCCAACACATACTCAGTGAACTCTTCAAATGTCGCGCCGTCAGGTATGACGGCCATAGTTCATCCAGCGTCTGAACCACGGAAGTTAGGCTGCACTCCTGCAGGCTCAACTTCGCCAGTAGTTCCGTGTTGGTTTTCTGGTGTGTCACGGACACTGGTGTTTCCGTAATCACCTGTTTGGTTAGCGTACTTACCTGCGTCCATTCGCTGGTCAGGTGACTGTGCACCTCCAGGGGTCCAAATTGGGTTAGCAGAAACACTGGAACCACGTTCCATTTTAGCGTTCTTGCCTGATGCCCCATCTACAGTTTGGGTCCCGCTAGTGTGCGAAACAAATTTAGCCATTACAGCCCTTCCTTGTAGAACATGCTCTATATGAAGATTACCGTGTCCCACGGACTGTATACGATCCTATGTTCATAGGCGAGGATTCTTCGGGTGCTCCTGCTAAACGAGCAAACCAGTCAACAGTCCAATAGTCGTCTACGTCAGGTGCATACTCTGGTTCGTAAGCGTATTTACGCATTTGGTTAGCTAATGCGAGAGCCATAACTCTGTCGTCGTAAGGTGATCCAGACATTGATCCTCGGTCGTTTCGCACGTAAGTGCGTAACTCTCCGACAGTGTTCCGATCATTTATTTGTAGTTCGTTGTTCCGTAATGCGGAACTTAAATCGTCAATCATTAAAGGTTTAGAGGTACGGGTAGTTTTCCAACCGTATTCTTGGCTGATTCTGTTGTTTACGTTGTTTAGTTGACGTTTTCTAAACATATTCTTGTAACCCAAATGACGTAACTCTGTGATTGTGGTTAGCCCGTGGTTGTTGGATTCTACGCAACACAGAGCGTTGCGATACCACATGCCAACAGCCATAACTTCTTCTGCTAACAAGTCTGGGGCTATGTGTCCATGCCAGATAGCTGATTGGTTGCCTGTTCCTACGTTAAGAACTTGGATGACACTGTAGTCACCATGCCCTAACCCCTCAGCGGTATCTACTCCAAGAACATAGGCAGAACGAGGTTCTGGTTCTTCCCAAACTTCGAGACTCATGTTCTAAACTCTATAGCTGACCCAGTGCGATGTAAGTAACCTGTTTCGCCATATGTTGTGTGTTTACTCATTTCTTCTAAAATGTCGAGGTCAAAAACAGGATTCCCCGACTTAACAAACGCCTCTTCGGGCGTTGTCGGGTACTCCTGAGCAAGCTGCCACGGCAGCATTGACTCAACCTTTTCTTGATACCAGGAATCGCCTCTATCTTCAGTTGCAGACCAAGGATAGAACATGGGTTCAAATTTGTTGGCTCCTGTTGTCGCCCCGACCCACAACTGGTGATAAAAGTTTCCTGATCCGTTAGCTGTAGAAAGGCCAATAATTCGGCCTCCTACGTCAGCTACTGGTTCTATGGAACTCCATGCATCTTCTGGGTTTGGGAGGAAAGCCCATTCGTCAACCACGATGAGTGTGGCCGATTCACCACGGGCAGGGTCAGATGCCGACGGGAGCGATGTAATCTGCGATCCGTTATCGAAACCCATTCGCTGTTGGTGTTCCACCAAGGACTTAGGTCCACGTTCTACCATCCATTTCGGTAAGTGATTAAATCCGTATTTACTTTTCCGAAGTAACAATACGGATTCCCTCTCAGTTCGAGAGAGATCAATGATGTTCTGGTCTGGATGAAAGAATGCCAGCCAGAACTGGTGAGCAGCGACAAGCGTGCTCCACCCAATTTGTCTCGCTTTTAACGTAAGCGAATATCTATTTGTGGCCCAGTGTTGGATAGCTTCCTCTTGAGCCTGACGTAACCCGAAAAGGATACGACCATGAGCAGGATGAGCAATGTGCCAGTAATTACGCAAAAAATAGCTTTCATCTCTAACACATTTCCTCCATTCTGCTTCTTGTTTAAGTTCAGCTAGTCTTGTATTCATGTTCACCAACCATTATTGGTACATCCCAGAGGCTTTAACCCCACAGCAGTGCGATGGTATACAACACGCTGCCGCTCAAGCCGAACAGGTCGAAGGATTTCATTTCGGAGAAAACCCTGACCACCGTAAATCCCAAATTTCTTGGATTTACAACGACGAACTAAGCGACACCATTGGTGCTTGGATGAAACAAGCAAACACAGAAGCAGGCTGGTACTACGACCTGCAACTACCTGAAGCCATCCAATATACTCGGTACTCCACTGGCGGATATTACGACTGGCATACTGACGGAAACACAGACCAGCATGCGGCTCGAAGACTTGTCCAAAAGGTTGATCCTCCGATCCCTTTGAACATAACAGTCTTTCCCAAATTCCAAGGAACTGTCCGAAAACTTTCAGCAACAGTGAACCTTTCTCACCCTGACGAATACGAAGGCGGATTCCTCGAAATTCGTTGCTATGACCAACTGCATATCTTTAACGATTGCCCTAGAGGATCGATAATCGTGTTCCCTAGCTTTCTTGAACATCGAGTAGCTCCCCTCGAATCAGGCGAACGTCATAGCGCAGTCATGTGGTACAACGGCTACCCACTCAGGTAACTACCACTTAGTCTTGTCAGCCCAATACGCAGCAGAACACTTGCCTCTGGCAATGTTCTTTGCGTGACGAGCCTTAAAAGACTTTTGACGAGCTTTCTCTTTAGCTGTCTTAGGGTTCTTCCCAGCCCCAGACACACCCTGCTGACCAAAACGGATAGTCTTCCCATTCTCACAACCCTTTCCTTTAGCCACAACAACATGCGACTTAGTAGGGTGATTAGGTGTTCGTTTAGGCTTGTTGTATCCACTAACACCAGCACGTTTTAATCGAGGATCAGGTTTTTTAGCCATTTAACAGTTCAAATCTTTTCTTAGTCGTTCCCACAAAGACCACTGCTCTTCAGTCCATGTATGCTCAATCGTATTGTAAAGCTGTGAACACTGGGGACCATAACCAGGAACCAAATCAGTTCTAACAACAGGAACAGGTTCCTCATCGTTAGACCACAACATTGAAATACCACTCACAGCCGCAATAAGAGCAACAGCAGCAGCCGTTATAGCTTTAATTATTTTTTTGACAGCCTCAGACCAAACATCTGCTTTCTCTGCGACATCCTCTATCGACATAACTCCCCACCTTTAACGATTACCTTCCCCACGACGACCACGGTTCTTCGCAGAGTTTTCAAACTTGATTGTTCCATTGGGCTGATGCGAAGCATCACGCCCAGTTAGTTGCACCCCTGCACGTTTAGCTCTTCTACGGGCAGCATTTGCTTCTACACGCTTCTGAACCTGCTTAGGACGCCTATTAATTTGTTTATCTGTCTTAGCTTTTTTTATCCGAGCGGCAGGGTTATCTGCGTAATATCGCGCAGATTCCCCTTTTTCGCTATAGGGCTTAGGTCTTGGAGCCATTACTGGCAACTTTCACAAAAATCGGGGTTTTCCAGTCCACACTCCAACGGAGTGTCATCCAAAAACGGGTCAACTAACAGATCAGGCCGCTCTCCCATCTCTTCCATTTGCATCCACATACCGTCGTCATGTAAGTCCTGTAACTCAGTCACCTTGAAGCTCCGCCACAAGACCAGCAAGCTCCTCAGCAAGCTCCTCGTCAGACAAACCAGACGCAGAACGCTCATCATCTACCAGCACACGACGCTTAGGAGTGAACTTGTCGATGTACTGCAAATATAAAGCAGCAGCTTTCACGTCACCGTTTGCAGCCTGTCTGTACAACGCATCAACAACCGACTGTGTACGTTCAGGGTGAACATTAAGTTCAGCCGCCCTACGGTCCCATTCACGGACAAAACGAGAATCAGCTTTCCAACGACGAACAGTTCGATCATTCAACTCCCGTTCAGCACACCACTCTTTCTGAGTAGCAGGCTCACGAACATCCGACAACAACCAATCTAAAAACTCAATCCACTGCTCAGGCATAACTTTCTCACCTGAATCAGGGTCAGTTTTCCAACCTCGTCCACCACCGTTTTGCGGCATCCTAAACCTCCTACAAGAAAGACCAACTGTCCCACAATAAAGTGGGACACCCCTGTATACCTTAAAAGGGGGG